TCATGGGAATCTTTGCTCCCGACTTTCTTGCTTGGTTCAGGGCAGCTGCGACAGCTTGCTTCTTTTGGTGGCCTGACTCCTCCATTTCTTTAATGTTCGTACCGATCGTGCTTTTGGATGTTCCTCTAAGCAGTGGCATGTTCTTCTCCTGGTATAATTTGTCTAATTCCTAAATTAACTATCTGATCGTCCATCTCGAATAGGGACGATACGATCTTCTTTTCTTCGAGTAGCCGAAGATCTTTCTTGTTGAGGACAATCTCCAAATAGATCTCCTCTTCCAATGTCTCGTATATCACTTCCATCTTGTCTAAGATCCGGTCTAAAATTGTTACTATCTGCATAGATCCTGATGACAGTTCCTGGTACACTGCTGTAAATTTTCGTGCCCCTTATGTCATCTATCTGCGAATCATCGACATACACAAGACCATTCATGCAGTCAAGATAAAATTTGAGACAGTTATCGACATCAGGCTTCTTCATATATCTGACAACTCCATGAATCATTTGCTTCTGCATAGATTTGGAGGCAGATTTTGGTATTGGCATTCGGAACAAAAGAGCAATGGAAAGCGGGATAGTGAAAGGGTCTTCCTTGAATTGCGACCGCATCTGCCATCGCACTAATTCCTTCTCATGTCTTTGCCTGTCATAGACAACATTGGAATTTTTTATTCTCATTATGCCAGGTCTCATCCAGGATATTGGCTCTCCTTCGATCTCTATCTGTATCATTTCTTCTCCAATATATGTCTTGCCAACACATAGGATATGAACAAATATTTCACAATGACTTTTTATCGAAATCTGCTATTGTTCTTTCGCAAACAATGCAAATAAGACGTTTAAGGAGAGAAAATGGATGAGATAAAACCAGGCTATACTAGAGTGTCAGACATTCTTAAGCCTTGGACGAACTTCGATAATATCCCACCTGAAATTCTCGAAAGAAAGAGAAAGATCGGCGAGGAAGTCCATGAAGCAATACATATGTTCAACTGCTGTATTCCTGTCACATATGAAGGTGAGGGCATTTCCTACTTTGAAAGCGCTCTCAACTGGATGCAGAAGTTCAAGGTGATGATCGATGTGGATCATAGTGAGACTAGGCTGTACGATGATGAGTTAATGATAACGGGCAAGATCGATGCCCTGGTGAAGTTTCCACATGAAGATGAAATGGTCATGGTGGATTGGAAAACCTCAGCTTCTGCAAATAAGAAAACCAAGCTCCTATGGCAGCTTCAAGGCACTTTGTACCATTATCTTCTTATGAAAAACGATTACCCAAATCTCTCCGACAGGTTTCTTTTCATTCAACTTGACTCAGATAGCGGACTTCCCAAAATTCATGAGTTCACTTATTCTTCTGACGTCATGAATGTAGCAGCTTCCCTCATTGCTGCTCATCGATACTTCAATCCTTAGCTTCCTGTTCTCCTTCCTAGCCCTCGTTCAGAGGGCTTTTTCTTTTTCTCATCTTTGTGCTTGCGCAATATTCCAAACTCTGATATTGTTATCTCGTAACGTAACAAAGGGAGGTATCATGGCCACGCGTTCAGTGAGAGTTAGGATAAGAGAATACAGAGGAACAACGACCTATCTTCCAGATTGCAAGTTTGCAGAAATGATCTGTGCTGTATCTGGAAGAAAGAATTTGTCAGAGAGAATGGTCAGGACATTGAAGGAACTTGGATATAAAGTAGAGGGCTCACAAGAAAAAAGAAGGGCTTTAGAAGAATAAAAATGCCCCATGGCAGGATTGGAGCCCGCCATGAGGCCAACAGTAACAAACAAGAAACAACCACAAAATGGTGAAAATTATGGTTGCCCCTCACACTTTATCACGACCGTCTGTTTTACATCCCAGTGAAATCTATGATCAATTGACGATTATGTCCTTAGAAATGGACAAATTGAAGCTTGAATATCAAGTTGAGTGTCTCAAGAATTCATTGTCTATGTATAAGGAACTTTATTTGAAAACGAGAGGTGAGTTATATGGAAAAAAATAACGAAATAATGGTCCTCGATGCCATGTATCAGATTGCGCAGTACAAAGAAGGTGTGCGGCAGGTAGTAGAGCATGTCAAAGAGATAGAGATTGAGACCAAAGAGGATGCAGAAAACGCTCTTGACATAGCTGTAGAGGCTATCAATCTCAACGAGAAGATAGAAGAAAAGAGGAAAGAAATCATAGAGCCATCGAGGCAGTTCCAGAATGAGATCAATCGATTGGCTAAGGAATTCACTACCAATCTTGAAGAAGTCAAGACAACTGTCATCGATGGGATTGAGGAATGGAAGTTAAGAAGTCCTCAAGTAGGGGAGTTAGGAACTCCAAAAGCCTCTACTTATGAAGGAGTAGAGTTCTCATACGAAGTTCTGGATATCGCATCGATCCCTCGAGAATTCCTGAAGGTCGATGAAGGGATGATCAAACTCGCCATGAAGCAGGGGATGAGGAAGATCCCTGGGCTTGAGATTTGTAAGAAAACTAAAACCATGTTGAGAAGGAGATAACCATGAAAGAGATAAGCAAAGCAATGTCTGAGGCCTTCGTAGAGATTGAGGGTGCTGTTAAGGACAAGATGAACCCTTACTTTAATAGCATGTATGCTGATCTAGGCAATGTCATAAATGCAGTCAAACCAGCTCTAGCTAAGCACGGTCTTTGGTTCATCCAGACAGTCCATAATCAACCAGGATTCGCAGCTGTCGAGACGATCATTCTGCACTCATCAGGAGATAGTTTGTCATGTGGCATAACATCTGTTCCTGTATCAAAGAACGATGCTCAAGGTTATGGATCTGCTCTTACCTATGCTCGGAGATATAGTTTGTCTGCGGCATTTGGTGTAGCTCCTGAAGATGACGATGGCAATGAGGCATGCAAAACTCCTGAAAAGAAGAAAGAGGAAGTTAGGAAGGTAGAAAGTTCTGAATTTCCTAATTTATCTCAGGAAACCATGATGAATAAGGATCAGATTAAGGCATTGGCTAAGAAAGTGGCTGATGTTCTGCATCTTGAAATAGATCCTGTTGTCAATTTCCTTACGATGTGGCAAAATAAAGGGTCTCCGCTTTTCCCAAGGGTTGAATACTTGCTCACAAATAAGAAAGAGGAGCTCCTCAAGTCATTTGGGAGATGGCAAGAGAAACAGTCTACTTAGAATTTTGGGCCTCACTCGGTAATTGGTGATGAGGTCCTTTTCTTTTTGGGCTCCATTAGAACGCACATCGATATCTCTTCGGGCGGTCCGGAGAGGTTCTGGGATGGAGCCCTTTTCCCTTCCAATTCCATTGACTACATAGATCTTTCGGTGGTATCAGTCTGACGAGTCAAAAAAAAGCCAGAGAGCTTCAACTCTCTGGCTAAGTTGACATAACCTTGTTAGCCCAAGGCTATACCTATGAATGGATGCGTTGAGAAGTTTAGCAAGCTCAGACATTCTATTGCAAGTGATAAATCACTCACCTACGCACAAAAAATAATCCTCTCAGTCATCGAGAACTATTCCCGAGGATTAGATGGCTGTTGCACGGCGTCGTTTCGTCAAATCCTTGAAGACATTGGATCAGGGGATGGAAATGAACGTTGGTTGCATGATTTACTTCTTGGATTAAGAGATCAAGGACATATTCGAATTGAAGGAGTGAGTAGGTCAAGGAAAATCTATCCTGTTTTCAAAGAAATAATACCGGGCGAAAATAACCCAGTAGATTCTCTAGTAAAAAATCCTCTACTGGGTGAAATTCACCCAGTAGATTCTCTAGTAAAAAATCCTCTACTGGGTGAAATTCAGCATGAAGTACTGGGTGAAATTCAGCAGCCCCCCCTTATACCCCCTATATATGTTAATAAGAGTATTAGAAAAGAAGAAGAAGAAGAGAGTATATCTAAGCTTCCGCCCGCACGCGAGGATGTCTTTGTATCTGAAAAGAAAAAAGAAGAGCCTTCGGCCAAAGATCCAGTCGTCGCTCCGCTCCTTCTTCCATCTTCTTCTTTATCTAAAAAATTTAGAAAATACAAAAACATAGAACTCACTGAACAACAATACGAACAGATTTGCAAAGAATATGGCGAAGAATTCGTAAAGAAAAAAATGTCTGATTTTGATAATTATCCTGAGAAAAGCGCAGAAGCTCGCGAGAAGTTCAGTCATTATGAAGGGAAGCATTATGAAACTATTCAGGTTTGGTGCGAGAAGGATTACAAAAATTCAGTAGCTCGGTCTGAAGAAAAGAAGAAAATTTATGAGGCAGCGGGGATAGAAAAACCACTTCCGCCATCAGCAATGATAGAATGTGTTCAGACAAGAAATAGAAACAAAAAAATATGCGATCAAATTATATCAAGATACAAAGAAATCGAACAGTATATTGAAAAGCAGTCAACAATTGTCTTTATAAATGCTCCCGGAAGAAAAAGATTTAGGGCAGATTTTAGCGACGTCGCTTTTGGGGAATTGTTTGAGAACGAGTGCAGAAAAGCCCTTTCTCCCGGCTCTTATGATCTTAATAGATTTGGAATGATGGCGAATCCGCAGGCGAAACAGGGATGCCAGAATATTGCATAGAATCGACCTACACTGAACGATCGCAGGCTTGCTAGTAAAACCATACTAACCATGACATAAAATTGATTATAGGGCAGATTAGGCGCCTAGATTTCGATTTATGTACAAAGGTACATATTCTTCGAGGCAGTTGTTCGAAATCACCGTACGACTGATCCCCAAAAATTTCTGTCGCCAAAAAATCCATGTCTTCCTATCTTGTTTTTGCCAACAAAAGGAGGGCATATGTTCAGGCTAGCGCTTTTTCTCTTTTCTTTTCCTGCAATCTGTCTGTGTTCAGACCAGCCTATTCCAAAATCATGCATTCGTAAGACCAAACACAAGGCTTACTACTTCAAGGAGGGAGATGGGATAGCTCTTTACAATGGGGAATTCTGCATTTATATCTCGAGTTCTTCACACAAAAATGACACCAAAGATGTGGTTCATACGAGAGTACTTAGGTCATCATGGAAGGGGATTTATTTTAGGAAAGACGATATTAGGCATATAGAGCACATTCCTAGGATAGACAAACCATTTCCTCACTCTACAGTTCCGGCAAGAGATCCATACAATGAACTTGAATTAAACTAAACTATTTCTTTACAAATGGAGGTTATTATGAAAAATTTTAATAAAGAAATGGATGAAAGAGTAATGCATTTCCTTGAAGGATTTCAGAATTACATGCGACAAACAAGGCAACAAGTTCTTCAAGAGCCAGAACCAAAGAAACTTCTTTTCTATCACGATTCTGAAGATGAAGAAGATGAGGCGGTACGAAGTTATACCGCCTCAAGAGAAAATCTTATCTGATTCTGGGGAGGGGTTAAATGCCTCTCCCTCTGTAATCCTCATAGATGATCACTTCGTGGCCAAGTTTTGTTAGCCAGTCGAATATCCTATCCATGTCATATTCCGAGATTTCGTATTCCGACATTTTCATAAATTCTAGGACATCTTCTGCTTCTTGGCTTTCAGGGGCGTAATGAAGCTTGCCTGAGTGAAGATAGTGTTCTCTGAAGACGATTGGTGCTAATGACATATTGTTCTCCATTTCTTGCTTAATATCGGTTTGCTGACTTTTTTTCAACATCTAGGCCCTGCATGGCCTATTTCCTTTCTATACCAATCACTATATCCCCAACCTCGCAATATTGCAAGCTTATTAGATCAAGAAAGATGAAAAAAGAATCTCTTGACAATATCTTTTGAAATGGTATGGTGGAGATATATGTGTGGAGGCATATGCCTGAAGAAGAAAAACAGAAGAGGAAAGCCGGATCCGCACCCTCGCAATATTGCAAGCTTATTCGATATCTTTTGAAATGGTATGGTGGAGATATATGTGTGGAGGCATATGCCTGAAGAAGAAAAACAGAAGAGGAAAGCCGGTCGACCTCATAAAGAACTCGATCTTGAGCAAATCCGAGAATTAGCAATGATCCAATGTACTAATGGCGAGATTGCTGCTGTCATGAGATGCTCTGTCGATACTCTACACGACAATTATTACGAAATTATCAAAGATGCAAGAGAGGCTGGCAAATGCTCTCTACGTAGAGCACAGTGGAAAAAAGCTGTGGTAGACGGCAATCCCGCGCTCCTCATTTGGCTTGGCAAGTTCATCCTCGGACAGAAGGATGAGATGATTATCAAGAGCGAAGAGCCTGCTGTTAGACAGCTTCTTGAGCAATGGGAGAAGTTTGCGAAGTCTAAGGCCTCGAAGATCCCATATAAAGACAGGGTCTAGCGAACTTCAGAACTTCCTAACTTTCCAACTCCAGATGCAGGATTCGAACCTACGACCAATTGATTAACAGTCAACTGCTCTACCACTGAGCTAATCTGGAATATATTCTTCTGTCATTCTGTATATCTTTTGATCGCCCTCTGAGAGCGCATAGACAAGATATTCCAGAGCCTTCTCTGCTTCGCCTTGTGTCATGTAGGAACATAGACTATTCAACTCTTCTTCCATTGCGCCTGACCATCTTGCCATTATTACATAGCTATGACCATCGTAATCTTTGTCTATGAAAAGCTCATGGAATTTGTCAGAAAACAGGTACTTCCCCTTCTCAGTTCTTATCAACATTTTCTTTCTTTGCATCCTCATCTTCTTTCACATTGAGATACGTCATGAGATTTTGGCAGTGAAGATTGTAGAGCACGATCGAGTCTAGGCCAGTTCGTTGCAGTGCCGCGATGATATTGGCCGAAATTACGCACGCAGCCCGCATTAGAGCCTCGATCTCGATGGCAAGGTCTTCTTGGCCAGTCAAGGTCTTTGCGGCGATTCTCTCCATGCCCTCGTTGAACATATTGAAGATCTCCATTGTTCGATCTTCGCATTTCTTCCTGGCTGCGTCACTCATGAGATATGGTTGCTCTTCTTTTTTCTCTACTTCCATTTTCTAAGCCCCTCCAGAGCTAACATTAGATATACCAAAAACAACAATGCCAAAGCATATTGTCCGACTAGCCAATTTATGGCAAGCAGTCCTGTGTCGCTGACTGCCCACCAAATGAATCCCTCTTTCTCTTTCTTGAGATTGAGCCATGTACCATATAAGGCACAGCCTACGAAGATGCCTGTTAAGAATTGCATGCTATCTCCAGCTTCCACATTGCCCTAAGAAGATGAAGTGTATATAACTTCTCTTCTTCTTCAGGAGCTGTGGATCTTGTTCATAACACCTTTTGGACCCTCGCATTTTATGCTAATTTTGGCAACCTCAAAATGCCTTAGTGGTTAGAAATTCATGAATATGCTACAATAAACCAATCATCCATTTCAGTGAGATAAAACATGGAAGAGCCATCAAAGACCATTGTCTACAAAAATCGTGTGTACCACCTAAATGCTGGGTACTACATAAGAAATGATCGACTACATCAGCGTATATGGGAAGAGCATTATGGGGAGATACCACAGGGATACGTAATTCATCATAAGAATGGAATCACTTGGGACAATCGAATTGAAAATTTGGAATGTTTAACAAAACATGATCATCACATGCTTCATTTTTGTTGTGAGAAACAACTTAAACATCTTCATTCAATTAGATCAAAAGCTGCGGCAGCTCATCGAACCCCAGAAGCTAGAAAAAAAGCATCTGAGCAGAAAAAAAAGATGTGGTTGACAGTGGGATTTAATGATTATTTATGCACAATTTGTGGACAGCCTTATAAAAGCAGAAATAAAGCTCGCCCAAAATATTGTTCTCAGAAATGCCGAACCAAAGCAGGACATAATAATTATAAACAAAAGTTGACATGTGGTATATGTGGTGAAGAATTCGTAACTGCCAAAGGTAAGCGTGCTGCCACATTGTGTAAAATTTGTAGAGCAGTTGCAAGATGGGATAAAATTCATGAAGAAAGAAACAGGAGAAAAATGTGACACTATTTCCACAATTGAGTGATACATATTACGTAGACAATGACCATAATATCTTGAAGATGATGGACAATACTTACGCTAAGTACATCACGATCAACCAGAGCTTCTGGAGCGAGTCTGACATTTAAAATATAGGTGTCAATAAACCTTTTCTGATTGACTCGGACGTCTCTAGTAGATTACGAGGGGCAAGGGTAAAGCTAGCCTGAACGACTAAGCGAAGAGGGCGAGTAAAATCGTAAGCAATAGTCTGAGCATCATGGCGACATGATGAGAGAGTCTCGAAGAAGCTCTCCGCCCAGTAATGGGTCACAAAAGTAACAGAATGGATAATAGATTCTGCGCCGGGGACCAAACCCTTTATAACGATATCTATGGCAATCTACCTGCTTTTCGTAAGCGGCAATTTAGTTTCAATAGGATTCGTAGGGTTGTTAACATGATCTGTGGTTACCAGAGACAGCATAGAAAATCTACAACTGTCACGCCTGTTGAGTCAGCAGCTCAAGCCACAGCAGATCAGTTCACAAAGCTGCTATATCATGTCAATAGCCATGGCAATGTGTTGGAAACTATATCCGAAGCGTTCGAGGGTGCTGTCACTTCAGGGATGAACTTGTTGAGTACCTGGATCGACTACACTCGCGATCCTGTCAATGGGGACATCAAGGTAGATAATGTCTCTTATAACGGCTATCTCATCGATCCTTACTTCAAGAAGAAGGACATGTCCGACTGCAATTCCTTATGGACGCGCAAGTATCTCACAAGGAATCAAGTCATGGCGTTGCTTCCAGGGAGAGAGGATGAGATTAAGGGATTGTCTGGATGGGGCAACCGTGATGGCAAGTTCCAGTTCCAGCCAGAGGCTTACAATTATGGACAACAAGATCTCATTATCTATGACGAATTCTGGTACAACTCTTCCCGCACTCAGCAAGTCATTGTAGATACAGAATCAGGAGAGACTATTGAGTGGAGGGGAGCAGACGATGACCTCAACGATTTCTTGCATATGTATCCTCAGACAATCGTTGTAAAGAATGAAATTCCTTCTGTAAAGCTCGCTATCGTGGTCCAGGGAAAGGTCATGTATCATGGACCTAATCCTATGGGCATAGACTCCTACCCATTTGTACCAGTTTGGTGCTACTACCATCCCGAAATCCCCTACTTCCCATGGCGTATTCAAGGTGTGGTGCGAGGCATTCGTGATGCACAATATCTTTATAACCGCCGCATGATCACTTCTTTAGACATATTGGAGAGCCAGATTACCTCTGGATGGAAATATAAAGAAAACGCTCTTGTCAACCCCAAAGATGTGTACCTTCAAGGACAGGGGAGGGGATTGGCAATAAAGGCTGAAGCTCAGATGACAGATGCTGAGCAGATTATGGCTCCACAAATACCACCAAGCATGATTCAGTTGAGCGATATTCTGGGAAATGAGTTAGCTCAGATCTCTGGTGTGAACGAAGAACTTCTCGGGAGCAGTTCGGATGACAAAGCAGGGATCTTGTCTATGCTTCGTCAAGGAGCTGGTCTTGTCACGTTACAAACCATCTTCGACAACCTAGATCAGTCCCAAAAGATGCTGGGCAAGCTTCATCTTGAGATGATACAGGCCAGTTGGACACCAGGAAAAGTAGCGAGGATTATTGGCGAAGAACCTAGCCCAGAGTTCTACAACAGGGCGTTTTCGAAGTATGATGCTGTAGTCGAAGAAGCACCATTGACATCCACTCAGAAGCAGATGGCATTGCAACAAGCCCTCTATCTTAAAGAGCTTGGCGTGCCCATCCCAACAGAATACATCCTCGAGAACATGCAACTGCCCAATAAGGACGAGCTTATTCAGAAGATCATTCAGCAAGAGGGTGAGCAGCGAGAGCAACAGCAGCAGATGGCTCAGCTTCAAATGCAGCAGCTCCAGGTAGATAATGAGACGAAGCTTAGCTATGCGGAAGGACAGAAGGCTTTGGCAGCAGAACGGATCAATAAGACGAGGCTTGACGCAGCATTGTCAGCAGAGAGAATGCAAAGAGCCGATGAAGATAGGACAGGAGCATTCCTCAATCTTGTCAAGGCAGTGAAAGAAATCGAGAATATGGACGTAGAGCAGATCGCCCAAGCTGTCCAGATTATGAAGACAACTCAAGAGATGCATGGGATGAATCAGGAGATGCAACAGCCTATGGCTCCACAGCCCATTTCTCAAGAACAGCCTCAGCCTCAACAAGCTCCTTCTCAAAATGTTCCTGAAACTGCTAGTGTCGGCTAATTTGACAAAGGAGTTTATATGGAAGTCGAATGGTACGACGCTGAGAAGACCGAACCTCCTGATGATATGCCGGTATTGGCATCATTAAGAGCTTGTATTACTCCATTTACTACTCGATTTGTTTGCTTGACTGTTATGTACGTTCATCATGGCGAATGGAGATTTCACGATTCTTCACAAAGGATCTTCACGCCGAATCATTATGTAGACCATTGGATGCCACTTCCAGAGCCTATGTGGATTGATGACGAAGAAACAGCTCACGTTCATCAGGAGCCAGTTAAAGCCCATAGTCTTATGGAAGATATCGCTGATGCTTTAGGGGCTGAGATGATTCCTATGAATGATGGTAGGATTATACTAAGAACGTAGCTCAGCCTCGGCAAGCCTTGAATCTCTTTAAGGATGAATCTGATGGCTTATCTCGCAAGTCATAGAACATCTGCATTGAGAGATTCTGTCTTTTTCTTTTAACAGGCTTTTCGTTGACCCATTTCTCTATATTCTTCTTTCCTGCTTGGATATCTTTGCAGTAGTTAGAGCAGAATTTCTCTTTGTAAGTGGTTGTTCTAAATTCTTTTTTACATTCTTGACAGGTCTTGGTGATTATAGGATGATCTTGCTCTCTTCTGATTTTTTGATCACGTGCATATGATGCATATCGGCATTTATCAGAGCAGAATCTTGCCTGACTTGTTCTTCCAATAAAATAATCACCGCAGTATTCACACTCGTTTCTTTGTTCTGCATTCCATAACCAATCCTTGACCATTATTTTCTCCTGCATTCAAGGCAAGAACATAAATATTCATCATAAATTTGTCTATACACAAAAATTAGTTGATCAAATAGACTGCGAATTGTAAAAGAAAAATATTCCTATGGAGGGAATTAGATATGTCAAAGTCAATGAAAGATTTCGGCCACGATAAAACATCGCATTCAAATATGCCTCAAGAAGTACATATGAGCGACTATCCTCGCCAAGAGACCTATGGCGAAGAGCTTGATGATACCATCACTGGTATTGATGAAACAGTGGCTCATGGAAAAGGCAAAGCGAAAAAATATATTTCAAACCAAAAATAGGTTCGACGTGGTAATGATTCGGCCTGGGGGGAAGCCTCAGAAAATTGCTGAAAAAGTCATGAAAAGTAAGGGCGTGAAGCTTCCTAAGAAAAAGAAGATGGAAAAGACCGCCCTTACTGGACCGTACTTACAACATTAAGGTGAAAATGCGCGGACATTCAGACGAAGCAGAAGATAAGAAGTTGTTCGGTAAGATGCTGAAGAAAGCTATGCCAGGTCATAAGGTCACTTCGCATCTTAAGAAAGATATCAAGGAACAAAAGAAAGGGATTCGTGAGGATAAAAAGCTCATGAAATCCGTCAAGAGCAGGGGGAGAGGCTATTAATGGCTAAGATGTGGATTCAAAATGCGATTAAGCATCCTGGAGCTTTAAAGAAAACCCTTGGTGTCTCAAAAAAGACAGGCACTATCCCTGCCAAGAAACTTGCTGCTGCTGCCAAGAAAGGTGGGGTAACAGGTAAGAGAGCTCGCCTAGCAGAGACATTAAAGAAAATGCATCATGGTCGATGATTCCTGGTTCAATCTTCAGGATAAGATGCCTAAAGCAGGCCATATGATCATCGCTGAGGTTCTCGGCTATAAGATAATGCCTTTCATAATCAAGTTCGTCAAGGTAGGAGAAGATCTTGGTCATATTACGAGATGGCGATACGCTCCCAAATCAACTGCCTTCCCAAGAGAAGTATGCCTATAATCGCTTCGGCAAGAAAGGTACGAGGGTTGGACAGGCTGTTGTAGACATTCTATCCCAGCAGCAAGCATCCCAAACGGTGGGCGATGTCCTTGATGGCTATGGGCCAGACTACGCTCGGCAGATAGAAGAATGCGTCGAGCAGAATCAATCCAAGTATAAATCTCCATTTTACATCTTCGTTTTGACTAAGAAAGAGTTCTGGGCCAACAATCTTGTCCGGAACTGGTTTATCGCTCGACAAACGCCACCTCATGCCTTTGATATGATGGAACAGTATTCAAACTATACTAAGACATTGTATATCGTTGATGCAGATCGAGGCAAGTTAGAAATTGTTTGGTCATTGCCTGGATTTGATGATTGCATTGCAGTGGCAAAGAATCCTGGGGCTTATGATCCGCAATTGGTCAAGTGGATAGAGGATTGCTTCACTCGTGGGCTGGATAAAGAAAAGTTCACGTTTGATGGTCTGGTTGCTAGTGCGGGTTAGATCATGGTGGTGTAGGAACAGGCATCCAATATTCGAAATCAATTTCATCACCAGGAGTGTGATGATCTCCATGACAGCATTCGGTATGATTCCATGAACCATAATCATAATAAGCTACATGAGGACTTCCACATTTTCCAAAAACTAGTATTTTTTCTAGATTTGGATTAGGTTCATCACCGACTTCTTTTCTTTTTATCCATTCCATTTTTTTCCCCTAGATTTTCCATCAATGTTGCCATGTTATTTTCTTAATGTCCAGCAATTTGACCATCTCGATGTCATTTTAGCCTTGTAATTCAACCAGAATATCCAATTTTCACGACATTCTGTGAGTTTTTGTTAAATCCCAAAATTCAGTTTGTTAATTCTTTTCTCTCCAAAATGCCTATTCCACCTCAGAACATGTTAAATCAATTCAGCGGAGTTTGCAAATCGTCTGGAAGAGATGCTAAACATACCGAGGGATATTCCCCCATATCAATTTCGTCATCCAAAACACTATTATATTGAGTAGAGAATCTAAGTTTCGTTATGTGTTTGGTGTTAATATATAAATTCGCCCTTCTGGAAAGGTCTCTGATAATAAGAAAAACTGTATTTGTTTCCTCTACATAAATATAAATTGGCAATTCTTTTGAAAGAGTGCTGAAATCTTGCTTCGATCCAGGCCCATCCTTAAGTGTGAAATTGATGATGTAGATCATATGCCGCTCCAACTGTTTCCAAAGAGGAAAGCGTTCAGTTTCCATGAATTCGACGGAAAATGTCAATCGTTTTCCTGGGATTGTTGCTGATGTTGTGCAAATTAACAGAACGATCGGGAAATTTTCGCATAGTATTTCTATAAATTACTTGTATTCAATGGCTTGTGACTTATTTTTCAAGGAAGATTAAGCAAAAAAAAGAGTGTTTTCAATCAGGATCACCTTTTCAATACGTTTAATTCCCTCTCTAGAAAGAGGTGTCTCAAGCTTTCTTTCTCAACACAACCCTTTTAAATGTTAAGTTGTGATTTGACATAAATCTATTTACTAAGTTATCAACCAAATTGTTGAAGCAAAATATCTCGTTGACGATCGTTAGCGTCTTTGCTTCACATAAACAGCGTATAGGGGCTTCGCAAGCCCAAGGAATGTTTGATGACTGAAGAAGAAAATAAGAGCGTGACAACAGAGGAAGCCGCTCCCCCTCCTGAACCAGCACAAGAACAGGACGTTCGACAAGAAGAACCTCCTCAAGTAGCTCAAGAACATGTCATGGATGATCAAGAGCGAAACTGGAAAGAAGCTCGTCGAAGGATGCAAGAGTTGGAACGTCGTACACAAGAACAAGACGAACTGATTCGTAAGATGCAAAGTCCGCAGAACGGCCAATCAGAAGAAGATGACCTAGCAAAACTCGCAGATGACGATATTGTCACAGCTAAGCAGGCTCGAAGCCTTGCGCAAAAAATGGCGAGACAAGTTGCTGATGAGGCTATCAAGGCTCGTGAGGCCACAACTGTTGATGAGCGTGTTAAGAATCGATTCTCTGACTTTGATGACGTTGTAACAAAAGAAAATATTGACCTATTAAAACAACAAGATCCAGAACTTGCACAGTCTTTATATGCCTTGGCCCATGATCCTTACGCTCAAGCCGTGGCTGCCTATAAAATGCTTACAAAAACAGGAATAGCTAACATGGCAAAATCACAGCCTCAAAAAGCTAAAGCTTTAGAAAATTCTAAGAAGCCTGTTTCAGTCCAGTCGGTGACGAAATCAAGCGCAATAGGCAATGCCCATAGTTTTGAAAATGGCTTGACACCTGAGTTGCGTAAGCAGCTTCAGAAGGAAATGGACGAGGCTCGTAAGCTGGCATAGTTTTGGATCTCTTTTTAAGAGATTTAAAGAATGTCTATTACAACTACGAGCACTTTGCCGGCGCCTGTCCAGCAGACGTTTTCGTTCAAGTTGCTATCAGTACCCGTGCCGTACATGATCCACAAGATCCCGGCCGAACTGAAAGCAATGCCAAGAAATGGAGGTACAACCCTTCGTTTCAGGAGATATAATCCATTAGCAACGGCCCCAGTGCCTCTTGGGAACAGTGGCGTCACTCCGGCTCCACAGAATCTGACGGCGCTGAATATTGATGCGAAAATGGATTTTTATGGAACGTATATCCTACTAAATGAACAAGTTACGCTCCAGAACCAAGACCCTGGCCTACAATATGGTATGGCGGCATAAGATTTGACTTGTTCTTAAATTACAGACCATGTAACCTAGGTTCATAGCCAAGGAGGTTATATGGAAAATGAAGATATAGATATGTCATACATTGCAGGTGTAATGGATGGAGATGGAAGTTTCAGCTTATGTAAACTTCAAGGATGTAGAAATACTCTCTATTTCCCACTCTTACAATGTTCGACATGGAGATCATTTATAGATTTTTTGAAAGAGAAGATTGGGGGCAACATTGTTACTGGTAAGGTCCATATTTGCAAAGACGGAACAGAAGGTCATGCTTTGAAGAGATGGAGACTACGTAGTCACGAAAATGTTCGTCCAGTTTTAGAAAAACTCATCCCCTTTCTTAGAATAAAAAAAGAAAGAGCACAGTTTTTATTAAATTATATTATCGAAAATCCTTTCAAAAGAGGTCATGTCCTTACTTCAGAAGATTTAGTGAGAAGGGAAAGAGCACATCTACAAATGGTCAATTTCAATGAATGGAAATCATGTGATAGTAATATATCGTTAAATTTAGCGAAGATAATGACTGAGGATAAATTATTTTGGTCATATATTGCTGGATTAATGGATACAGATGGTTCTTTTTCCCTAAAACGACAGAAAATAAACAAGGGTACTGATGTAAAGAACCCTAGATATTTGCCTGTTATAGCTGTAAGCATGACAGATGTTCGATCTATAAATTATCTTCGAGAAAACTGTAATATCGGAAAATTATATATTCCTAAGAACAGTGATACAAGCGCCGGATATCATTATCAATTTGGTATATATACGAAATTAGAAAGTGTAGAGTTTTTAAAAAGAGTAATTCCTTTTTTGAAATCCAAAAAAGAACAAGCAGAAGTCTTATTGGATTTCTGTATGAATTCAAAAAATACAAAATATTGCAAAATTGGAATTTCCGCTGATGAACTTGCTTTTCGTGAAGATTGTTACCAAAGAATGATACAACTTAATAAATACGGGGTCTTTAAACCTTCTTTAATTGGCTTGGAAACCCAAAACTGGGTTACAAGGCGCAAGCAGCGTGATGCGTGCAGCGTGATCGACTAAACAAGAAGGCACCAAAAGGTGATGTGATAGTCAGAACATGGCGTATAATTGAAGGTCATGAGGATGGGCCGAAGAGCCTGTCCCGCCTAGGAAACTAGGTCAAAAAAGTAACAGAATGGTATTAAACGAAGCAGCCCAGCGTTTGGGCGTGTCGCTGAGACAAACCGAAGACCAGCTCATGAGAGATATGCTGGCTTCAACAGCGACATTTGTGAACTGTGTAGGTGGATCAGATGGGGACAACCCAACTGAAATCACCCGCACTGACTGCGATTATGTGGTACGAACACTGCGTGGCAATAATGCCTACAGCTACATCACAGGCGTAGAAGGGGAGAATAAGTTCGGTAGAATGTGTGCCGAAGTAAAATCTTGGGTAATTGACTTGGAACTCCTCGCTGCATAATGTAGAAGGACAACAAGGGGCAAGCGATGAAAAGAAAGGTTAAAGACCATATGTTGGTTTTTGATGGAACTAATTTTTATATGAAAGAAATTGAATATGAAGAAACAGCGTATATCCTAAACGATCAGTGGATAATTAATTTAAGAAATAATCAATCGCAGCCTGAACGACTAAATCCTGAGACGCCTGAAAAAGGTGAAGTGATAGTCTGAGCAGCATGGAAACATGTTGAGGATGGGCCGAAGAGCCTGTCCCGCCACTAGTTTGTGGTCAAAAAAGTAACAGAATTGACAGCTCCCGTACGTGATGCCTATTTTGGGCTTGGTCATACCAACCTGATTGGGCAATTGGATAACGTTTCTGGCTTTATCCAGAAGTGGAACTATAAATTGTGTAGTTCTAAAACCGTCGATAATTACCAAGAAAACCTAAAGGCTGCATAAGCCCAAGGCAACTTGAGGGAAAATTGTTATAGTGAGTTTAAATGTTTAATTTGATTGATGATTTCTCTAATTTGATTAACTTGATCGAAAGAATAACTTTGATCTCTAATCTTTGTTTTTTTGATATTCAAAAATTCAATGAGAAGTTTGCATTGTTCTTTTTTAATGACCAAGTGAGGCAGAAGAGATTCGCAAGCAAATTCAGAGTCTTTTTGACAGCAGATCCACTTCCAAACTGGAAAATTACATCCAGTAGATATCGTTATCGACCCCTTTATCCTTCGTGCTGTGGTTATGATTGCACTGGGGAATATGTTAAATATACCAATCCGGGAATAAAATATTCCTTTGTATTCATAAACGCAGAGATTTCCGTCCCCATCCAAAAAACCAGCAAGCCATTTAAAAAAATCTCTATCTGGAATTATGTCGGGCGAAATCCAAATTCGGGAATTGGACGTTGTTGGGGGTTCTTTAAGATTAGAAATTGCACGAATAAATTCATACCTATTCTGTCTTTTTTCTTTTCTAGTTTGTTCAAGATAACACCTAAGTTTGAGAAGTTGTTCTCCTTTTACAATGCAATGTTTGGAAATAGCTTCAACAAAGTCGATACAGGGTCCAGGGTTGGTTGCAAGCATCCACGACCATGTTTTTTTTCTTTTATCTCGTTGTTGGGTATATATTTTTCCTCCAAATTTTTCTTGAAAGAGATTGGGAATTTCTTCATTGGCCATTTGTGTTCCTATGACAAAATGTCCATCTTTTACAAGGGAAACATAGCCCTCTGCGTCAAAAAGTCCAGCAAAATATTCCATAACTCTCCATGGTTTGGTAAGTTACACTTTACCAAGACTCACAATTGCCCGCAACGACTAAATTCGATGGAACGAGGATCAATTCTTCGTTATGCCATAGTCTGAACAATGGACGAAAGCCATTGAGGATGGGCCGAAGAGCCTGTCCCGCCACAATTAAGTGGTCAGTAGGGGTAGAACCCGAAAGTAACAGAATGCCAAATCAGCAATCCACACTCGATGCAGAGTGGGGAACGGTCTCCAACTTGAGGTTCTTACTGTCCTCAATTGGTTCTGTAACCCCCAATGCTTCGATGCTTGGTGCTGATGTATATAACATCTTCTGTTGCGGGCGCGAATCGTTTGCAGCAGTAGAGCAAGATGGATATTCTGCACAGTTTATCTATCGACCACCCATTTATGATGGGCCGTTAGCCCTTAACGCGAGTGTAGGGTATAAATTCGCTGAGGTACCGCGTATCCTCAACGACCAGTGGCTTCTAAATCTTCGCTGCACCTTGGCATAAGGAGGTAAATAACTATGAGTACACCTATTAATGCCATGTTGAATGGCACATTCACTTCAGATGCAAATAGAACACCTGTTTTCATCTCTTTGCCATCAGGAGCGACGGAGATCAAGATTCGCAATGAGACCGACTACACGGCTCATGCAGCGTCAATTATCGAAGCTTCAGGCCAAGCGTCCTCAACTGCTAACACAGCTGTTGTGTATACAGGAAGCGGCGCTAACCCGAACGTCATTACTACTACCAATCTCTTGACTGGTGGTTTTACTTTCGTTTCAGACAGCGCAGGACAATCTCCTGGCCCAGCTATTGCGATATCAGGCATCAATCAACTCAACCACCCTCTGGCACTCTCTGCCACTACAGGTGCGATTGGTGATGTTGTGAGGGTATATGGGACGACAGGCATGTTGCAGATCGCTGGGATGGATTTCTCAGTAACTGCTGTCAATGGAGGCGTTTCTCAAACTCTTGGGTTCTTGGATTCTTCTGGGTTCTCAGCCCCAGCAACAGCTGGCTTTTATCGAAAACTTCCCTATGCGGGAATTTCGGTAACCAATCCTACTGTTTCTGTAGCGCCAAGATTCTATCCTCGCGCTCGTTACATCACTGGCATTACGGCCGCAAATCCTGCTGTCGTAACTATGTCAGTGGCTCACAATTTCCAAGTTGGGGAAAAGGTTCGAATTATCGTTCCTCCTGAATTTGGGATGGTGGAGATGAACAATCTCCTGGGCACTGTAACAGCAGTAGCTCATAGCGCGACTGTTAACTCAATCACGCTTGACATCGACGCTTCGGCGTTTACTGCCTTTGCATTCCCAACTTCTGCTCTTGCAGCATTGGGGATTAAGTTTGCTCAAGTAGTGCCAGTTGGCGAAGCTGCAGTCAATACGATTGCTCTTCCCGTTGGCAATTCGCTTGATGATGCAACAAGAAATGCCTCTATCAATGGAGTCATTGTTGATACATCTGTCCTGGTAGCAAGCAAGACCTATTCTTGGATTGCTAAGAAAGGCATAACGATCTAGTCATATCTTGATCTAGGTCTTTCTAGGCCCTCTTCATTCGAGGAGGGCCTTTCTTTTGCCAATAATTCAATTTTTTTCTTCCAGTTAAATTAAAATTTTGTATATTGCCATTGAACTCAAAAAAAGAGGTGATATGGCAAGACCTAGAAAGAATTCTTTAGAAGTTATAGATGAAAGTGTAGGAGAAGAGAATGAGATCGAGGAAAAGATCGAGGTCACTGATCCAGCAGACAATAAGAAAGAAATTATTGTAGTTACTGCGCCATCTAAGAAAGAATTAGGTAAAGAAAAATTAGATCAACTGATCAAAGAAGAGACCAGATTGGTCAAGGGAAGATTCGTAAATAAAGAAACTCCAGGTGGTTCATTAAGAGTACAGATTAGAAAATATCCTAATATTCCTCCATTTGATAAAGTAATGATGGATGGAGAGTCTTATGAAGTGCCTTTGTATGTCGCGAGACATTTAAATGGCCTTGATGCGTCAGCTAAAGGTTGCGGTGGTAAAATTAACACTTGCTCTTGGCCAACGCATGGCTTCAAATGGGACCCTGACAAACCTATGCCATCAAGCACCGAAGGCATGGGAGGCATTCCTGTACCTATTATCGGGGTGCAAAAATGGAATCGCCGCTTTGGCTTCGAAAGCTTGGAATTTGATACGAGTATCTAGGAGAAAGTAGGATGACAGCACCTGATTACTTCATTTGTGGTAACAGAACCATAGCCAATGTTGTTCAGGGCAATCCTACTATTGTCACAACGTTAGAGCCTCACCTCTACCAAACTGGTCTCGTGGTGAGGTTCATTGTCCCTTTGACATCAGGGATGGTGGATTTAAACAATCTAACAGGCGAAATCATCGTCTCAGATAATTTCACATTTTCTGTACCGATCGATTCCACTAACTTCCCGCCTTTCATCCCTGTTGTCAATCCTGCTGATTTACCATTCGTTCCTCAGGTGGTAGCAATAGCAGAAAACGCCCTCACACTTACTTGTGCAGAGGTTAATAATAATAACATACTTCCAGAAATTGTTGGTCCAATTCCCTTAAACCCATAGGTAAATATGACAGCGCCGAGCTCTTTAGCAGACATTCGAAATAAAGTAAGAAGGATTACTGGAAGGCCATCGCAATCTCAGATAACAGATTCCCAAATCGATGATTACATCAACACTTTCTATGTCTTCGATATGCCTGAGCATCTTAGGATGGAAAGTCTTCGTGTAAACTACCAATTCCTCACATCAGCCAACATCCCAGTCTATGATTTCCCTACTGATTTCTATTTGACAACGATGCCTCCCATTTTCATTGCAGGATACCAATCCTACCTCACACAGTCTCGTGAAGCCTTTTTCAGGATCAATCCCGAACTTCAATTGAATCAAACTGTTGGTCAAGGTTCTGCAATTATCGGGGCTGGCCCATATCCATTTACACTCACTAATACTCCGATTGTTCCAGGATTTAAGAGAAATCCTCCTGGAGCATATCATGTCATAGTCGCCGGAGATTCGGTTCCTGTAAATACCATCAATTGGAATGTGGTTGTCTCTGGCACATCTTCAGGGGCTTCAGTTTCTTTGGTTGATGATGGATTAGGAAATCTCTGGGATGTCAATGATACGATTGTGTTTGGGTCAATTCCAAGAGGATCTATTGATTACGTAACAGGTGTTGGATCTGCGACTTTTACTTCGGCTTTGGATGCAGGTACGAATATAAACGTGCAATACGTACCATATGTTGCTTCAAGGTCTACAAGCGCTGTTTTCTATCAAGACCAGATTGCGCTATATCCTATCCCAGATCAGGTATATACGATCAGTCTCGAAGCATATAAATATCCTACAGCTTTTATAAGGTCCTCAACGAATCCTCCATCTGATCCTGATGCAACCAAATCACCTCAACTCAAGGAATGGTGGCAGCTCTTAGCCTATGGAGCAGCGGACAAGATCTTCGCTGATAATGGCGATATAGAGAATATGCAGAAATTCCGCCCATTGCTTGATGAGCAGATGAGATTGATGGAAAGAAGGACGATTGTCCAGATGACATCAGACAGAACGGCTACCATCTACACAGACCAGACAGGCACAATGGGACAGTTCCCATTCGGGAATAACTTTAACTTCTAGACAATTTGAATTTTTTCTTATAGAGTAAAGAAAAAATCTTAGAGGTTAACATGACCTATCTTCCAGGTATTCCTAATGGAACAGATATTCCATCAAACACAGCTTCGCAGTTTAGAACCAACTTCACTGCTTTAGATAATATTTTTGCCAACAATCATTACAAATTCGATGATCCTACAGTAGCAAATCGAGGATTCCATAAGTTTTCTACCTATGTAGAACAAGGTGCTGGTCCTGCGACTGCTGCTGGGATGATCGCTCTTTACTGCAAGTCTTACGGTTCACAAGATTGTTTGTACTTTAGAAGACCTGGTTCTGGCGCTGAGATTCTATTAACAGGACCTTCTGGTCCAGTACAAGCAGCAAATGGTTACACTTTTGTTCCAGGAGGAATATTAATTCAATGGGGCAAATTGATAGCAGTACCAATCGCAAATACTAATTATTCTTTCAACATTCATTTTTCTGGGAATGTTTACCAAGTATTCGTTACTCCAATTAGCAATTCGGCAAGTAACCAACCTACTGTCTGCTGGACAGGTACTCCTGCTGCTGGATCTTTTAATGTTCGTAGGCCAGCGGGAACTTTAGAACCTGCAACAGTTGACGTTTCTTGGTTTGCAATAGGACCTGCATAATGTCATATCAACCACACTATATTGCCTCTTATGAGGATGATTCTGGTTTAAATACATACTATGAACCTTTCATTCTTCCAGAAAAAGCATTCCCTGTCTTACAAGATGCTTATTGTTGGAGAGGTAAAGTACAAAGAAGAAGGGGATTTGAACTTCTAGGCAGATTGAGAAGAGTGCTCGTAAATCAAGCTTTGACAAAATTTACCTCAGCAGGCCCAGGAGCTGTCGTTGAGAATATCTTCACAGACATGGCTCTTGCTGGCTTGCCTGAAACAAATGCCACATTACAGCCAGGCACTGTTGCAAATCCCATAGTCGTTACGGTGGGAGCCCAGACGATAACAGACACGTTAGGTGATGGTACAACAACGGTGGCCGGAGCAGGGCCTATTACTTCAGCTACAATCAATTATAATACTGGAGACCTATCAATAGTCTATTCAGGAGCGATGGCCCCTACAGACGCGACTATATCAGTTGCTTATTGGCCTGGCTTTCCTGTGATGGGATTGAGAACTCAAGAAGAATTCGCCATAAATAACGAAAACCTGATCGCTTTTGATCAAAAATATGCTTATAAATACGATCCTTCATCATCGCAATTTGTTGAGTTAGTTCCTGGAACAACATGGAATGGTTTAGATTATAATTTCTTTTGGTCAACAAATTACTATAACGATCTTAGCTTAGACAATTTGTTCTGGGTAACAAATACTAGCATGGCAAGTTCGCCTAAAGATCCAATAAGATATTTTGATGGTTCTGCTTGGCATGATTTTGCTCCTGTAATTAGTAATGATGGAGTTAATTCTCTTTCTTTATATCAATGTGAAATTATTCTTCCTTATAAGAATTGTTTAGTCGTAATGAATACATGGGAAGGAAAAACAGGAAGTATAAATAATGCCAATAATTTCCCAAGAAGAATCAGGTGGAGCGCGCCCGCTGAAGATCCTAATGCTACAAATGCTTGGAGAGAGGACATTCCTGGGGAAGGAAGTTATCTTGATATCCCTTCTGCTGACGAAGTCATCGTATCTGCTGAATTCATCAAGGATGTTTTGGTAATTAAGTGTGAAAGGTCAACCTGGAAATTAGTCTGGACTAATATTTCTACCGATCCCTTCCTTGCTCAAATGATAAATACCGAACTTGGAGCTGAATCCAAATTCTCTCTCATTCCTTTCGATCGCGGTATTTTTTCTGTTGCTGATGTTGGCATTCTCACTGATGACAGTGTGAATGTTTCTAGAATTGATATGCAGATTCCTAATACTGTATTCAATTTCAAAAATACAAATGAAGGTGTAGTAAGAGTTCAGGGGATAAGAGACTATTTCAATGAATTAGTGTATTGGACCTTTCCTTCTGATGAATCTACAAGATATCCAGATCAAGTTTTAGTATTTAATTATAGAAACAATACTTATGCTTTATTCAATGATTCTTTCACTTGTTATGGATATTATCAAAGACTTTCTTCCAAGAACTGGAATCAATTGTCTGACATAACTTGGAATCAATGGACAACGCCTTGGAATTCTCCCGTCACAGAGGCTTTATTTCCAAGTGTTGTTGCGGGAAATCAAGAAGGATTTGTAGAAATTGTTACACAAGATTCATTTGGAGTGAATGATCCTTCATTATTTGTCGATGCGATTGACTTTTCTTCTGATCCATTAGTCTTTACTATTCCAAGCCATAATCTTTCAGTTGGAGAGGTGATAGAAATTGATGGGATAATTGGAACGTCGAGTTCATTAAATGGATTGGTTTATAGAGTTGTGTTGATTCCTTCTCCTGATTTTGTTCAATTGGAATACTGGGATTCAGTAGCACGGGAGTGGAAAAACCCATTTCTTTTGGCTGGCACAGGAAGCACATATCTTGGTGGCGGGCTTGTATCTGTATATAACGGAATCAATATAACAACAAAAATCTTTGCTCCTTTTTATGATGCTGGTACTCAATGTAGAGTAGGATATGTAGATTTTCTATTTAACAAAACTGATTCTGGAGAAGTTACAAGCGACTTTTACATCAATGAAAACAACGCCATCTCTATCACAGATCCTACGATTAACAGTGGTCTCAATGGAACAAATGCTGTTCTCACATCTCCTGAAAACACATCTTTAATTCCTTCCCAGGCCAATCAGATGAAGATTTGGCACCGACAGTTCATCCAAGCAATTGCTCAGAACTTCCAGGTTGAACTTTCATTATCTCAAGAACAACTTGCTACTCCGACCATTAATGAGTCTGACATTGTCATGCATGCAATGGCCTTCTATTTATCTCCAAATGCCAGGATGACGCAATGAGCTTTTCTCCTGCAACTTCAGCTGGCCCTTTCTTACCTATATCTGAGGTATTTCCTGAAGATGCGGACGAATTTCTTGTAAAACTCACGAACCTATATACTCAAATTGCAATCTGTGTGAATGCAAGAGAGATCGGGGTATATTCTGTTACTCAATCTATAACAGGAAGCTTCTATCCCAACCCCACGAATCCTAGCCAAATGCTTCCTTCGTACAGAAAGATATTCGTCTTCGGAGCGATTCCAGCTGGCACAGAAGTAGATATACCACATGGGCTTACAGGTACTTTCTTCTTGATTGCTCTAACAGGATCATGCCAAACTGACAATCCAGATCAAAGGCCATTGCCATATCCAGGTGATCACGGAACAGATTCTGTTACATTATTCATAGATAGTGTTGATCTTGTCATTGCAAATGGTACTGACGGACCTAATTTGAACTATGGTCTCGTGGAGTTAGAGTATATCTATATCTGATTAAAATAATTACTGATAGACTAAGGAAAAAGTGAGGAAAATATGGCACACGACAAATCAATCAAGTTAAAATATGGCCACAAATATGCCAGGATGCAGCAATTTCCTATTGTTTCGCATCAAACTCAAAAAATTCTAGATAAATATGCTAAACATATTAAACCAGAAATGTTCAATGCACCTCAAGATTACACTAGGGGAATGGATATTTTAAGACAGGGAATGCAGCAGCCTCCTATCGCTCCAGTAGAAACGGGTGCTACTTCCTACTTACAAAATATTTTGAGCCAAGATCCTGAGATGATGAAGCAATTTGAAGCCCCTTATATGCGACAATTCAATGAACAAATACTTCCAGATATTGCTAATAGATATGCAGGTGCTGGAGCAGTAAGTTCAGGTGGATTCAAGCAAGCAATGGCTCATGCTGCTACTGACCTACAAGAAAGACTAGCCGGCCTGCGTACAGGAGCGGGATTGCAAGCGGCTCAAGCTGCCTTACCTTATGCTCAAATGCCGCTTCAAAGACAACAACAGCAATTTAGTAACACCCAAAATGCTATGCAAGCTGCTCTATATCCTCAACAAATGCAAGAAGAATATAACAGATATGCACAAAACAGGCAGTTTCAGCAACGAAATCAAGTATTGGGAACGCCGACATTTCAATGGAATCAACAGAAACCACAGCAACGTGATCCTGGATTTTGGAGATCTGCCCTTCCTGGATTTGCAGAAGGTTTTGTAAATCAATTTGCTTCATCCATGTTTGGTTAAAATAAAGAGATTAATATGTCATACGTAGTTAATGCGCCTGATTTTAACCGTCGAGTTGGAACATCAACTCTAGTTGGTCAGGCTGTAGGAAGAGCAGTAAGCAATGCAACAAGCATGCATCTGCAAGGCCAAATGCAGGATATGTTTGATCAGAAGAAGCAGGCAAGGGATTCAGAAAGAGAAAGTGCAGCTAGAATGAAGTCTGCTGAAGGATTGACGAATTTTTTAGTCAGTAGCAAATATGCACCTAAAGAAGAAGCTTCGAGTATACGTTCTTTCTTGTCTCAACTATCACAGCCGGATCAAATGAAGTTTCTTGATCTTAGTATGAAGAATGGACCTGCTTTTCAATCTGCAAATAATGCAATGAGTGGAGGCAAAGTAAACTTAAATGAAATATTTGGAAACAGGCCTCCATCATCAACACAGGGTCAACAAATTCAGCAACAACCTATTTATACTCAACAAGAGCAAACTAACCCACCAGCGCTCGAAAGAACTGGCAATCTAGGACAATATCCAGAATCACCTAATCAACCGACACAAATACCTTATCTTCAAGGTTATCAGCCTCAATTACAGCAGAATAAACCAATTACTATGTCAGGTGGCGAAATACCCCCTCAGAGACAAACAGCCGGTCAGTTTGAACAACCGAAACAGGTTAATGAGAAAACTTTAGGTGAAATGACACCTGAAGAATTCGAGCAGTATAAAAAGCTAACACCAAGAACTGCGTGGAAAGGGTTGGCAGCGGCGAGAGATAGGCAGAAAAAAGTATCAGCTGTTGAAAAAGCAAATGTTTTAACAGAAACCAAAATTCCTAGAGAAGAAGAACAAAAAAATGTTCAAACTTTCATTACTGGATCACAAAACAGAATGAGTCAAATTCCGGAAGAAGAAGCTCTTTTAAACTTAGCTACAGAAAGTATCAATCAAAATCAATTTGGTTTATTATCACCTGATAATTTAGCTGATTATACAGGAGTTGAGCAATTTAGGACAGCCACGGGAGAAGGATTTAGGACTGCTGTAAAGGATTATTTTCTAAAAGATATCAAACAAACTGGCGGTCGTCCTAATATGTTTATAGAGAAAATGCTATCTAGCATTTTACCTAATGTTGGCAAGTCAAAGCAAGCAAATATGGCTTGGATTGAAGTGCAAAAACTTAAGATTGATTTAGATAAAGAAAAACAAAGACTAATAGAGCAATATTCACCTGATCATGTAGATGCAAATGGCAATATTAAAGGAAGTCTTATAAATTCAGTGAACAAGGACTTGGCTGAATTTGCAAACACGCGACAAGAAGCTACTGCATACGCTCTCCAAAAGAATAGAGAAGAAGGATCGTCATTGGGAGATTTACAAAGCCTAAAGAATTCGAAAGGCACACCTCTTACAGAAGAAAGAGCAAAAGTACTGAACAAAATGGTCAATGGAGATCGTGAAAAATTGTTAAAAGTGATTAAAGAAACTGGATATGTAGTTCCTGATAAATCAATAATTGATCTTTATAAACAAAGTCATCAAAATGAATAATCAATCTTCTTCAGCAAATGATTTTTTAGATGTAGCTCTAGGAACTGAGACTAGATCTAAGTCGGCCACAACTTCTTCTGAAGATAAAAATGCGCGAACTAATGAATTTTTGGATTACGCTATCAATGAACCCGAGGCAAAACCAGTTAAAGGTTCTTGGAATGAATTCATTGCTCAGTTGAGCAAAGAGGCATATAAAAGAGGTGGTGGAGACATTGGATCTGCATGGGAATGGTTACATCAAATTCAAAAAGAACCTGGTGCTAGGTATTCAGGAGAACCTGAAACTACAAAGCCTTTTATATCCATCCCTGAATCACCTCTTCCAACAGTCCAGAGCCTGGGGGAAAGTGTCGGATATGAGGAACCAACCACGATGGCAGGAAGATATGGGAAAAGAATAGGGGGAAATATAGGAGCAGCAGCTCCTTTCATGGCGGTTAATCCTGTGTTGGCAGCCCCATTGGCTCTTTCTGGAGTTATTGGCGGAATTCTTGGGCAAACAGTTGAAGAACTCGGTGGTCCTGAATGGATGGCGACAGGTGCTGATATTCTAGGCGGTATTGGCACGATGGCGGGGAAAGTTGGCAAGGTTGCTACCAAGCCTTCAGGAATCACAACTCGAGCATATGAGACTCTTGAGAAGACTAAAAAGATCACTCCTGAAGCCTATGAATCTCTTGTAGGAAAGATAGGCGAAGAGGCTAGAGATGTAAAAGATAAGATGTTTACTGGAAATAAGACTTATAAAGCCATCAAAGAAGACCCAGTTAAATTCAAACAAGAACTTGATAATGGATTGAATAGGGTTGGAACACTATTCGAGAACCACCCTGCGACCATAAATGGTAAAAGACTAAAGTCAAATATTACATTGCGAAAAAATCAATATAAAATAGCTCCTATCACATTGGGAGATCGAGATAAAGCGTTTATTAATAAAATTGATGAGATTTCTTCAACAATTAAGAATAGAAAAAAATATTCTGTAGGAGATTTTTTTAAACAATATAGATCGAATAACAAACAGATCGGCGAACTATTAAATATGACTGAATCAAAAGGGGCAAACGCAGGAAAATTGGATGCTCTTCTTGAATATAATAGAGGAATTGCTGAAGAAATTAACAACAGAATCCCTATTACCCAAGTTAATGAGTTATTCAAAACAACAAATAAAACATACTCTGACGCTGCTAATATAAAAAAAATCGAAACATACATGAACGATGTGTTCACGGATAAAAAAATCAATTATGATAAAGCACTTGGATATTTTGATGACAAGGAATTACAACGATCTGTTAACTCGACATTCGGTGATAAAAAAGAAAAAGAATTTAAGCAATTAATGACAGATGTCGTGTCTCAGAAAAAAGGAATGGGAAAATTAAAGGTAGTTGAAGGAACTCGAGGTCATTTACTTGATCCAAGAACATACATATCACAGGCAAGATCGATCCTTTATACTCGTCCAAAACTAGAAAAAGGGATAGGGAAAAAGGCTGGACAACCGGCGATTGTGGGTATATCACAACTTCCTGCAAAAGGAGAAGAAAAACGCGGTCCTAGTCTCGAAGAACTATTATCAAGATAGTTAATCAAAGAGAAGAAGTGATAGAACTCCACATATCAAAACGTAAATTAACATAAACTAAATTTCCTTATTTAACCTGCCTATATTTCTCTTCAATCGCGCACAATCTCCCATGAAAGTCCTTCATGTCTTCTCTTATGGCATTGATAATTGCATCAGTTTCTTTTCTTGAGCTTTCTAATCTTGCTTCTAATCTCACGAAGTCATCCTTTGAATCTTTTCTAAGATACCAAATGAAGACTGCTGTGGCTACAAGCTGTGACAATCCTTGCCAATCCATCTTCTAATCCTCTTTTTCCTTCCTCAATAACTCTTTTGCGTGCTTCTTGACCAATATTTCGGCGAATCTTTTCTCTGTACTATCTTCGGGTTCATTAGACCAGATCACTCGTATTTCATATTTTCCCTGATCATTAAATTCAGCTACAGTTCCTATAATCTTTGGTTCTCCCATCTAATCCTCCCCTCTCACCGAAAAGAATAGCAGTCCAAGGTATAAAAACACAACCACAATCTCGAAAGCGATCACCTTATCCATTTTTCTTCTCAAGCTTCTTGTTCAGGAGCGTGATCTCCATTTGCGTCATGTCTTTATAGAGCATCACTTCATGGTGTGTTTCTTCACACCTTCTATTGACAAAACTATATCCAAAACCCAAAAATAATATATTCAGAAGAGCCAAACACGAAATAATAGAATCTTCCATTTTACACCTCTTTTTAGATCACTTATCACCATACTCTTGCAAATTATTTTTGACACACTTTGTCATTCCTGCTATTGTAAAGAAAAATTTACCACTTAACTAAGAGGCATGTATGGTAAAAACACTTCGCACTCAAGCTGAATCCCTGTATGGGCTTCCACAGCCTGTTGTCAATCAATTTCCCACCCCTGTTATCGCCCGACGCGCTCCTACCACTTCTGACTTAGGATATATCCTTGGTCAGATTTGGGTGGACAAAGTAGGCCTGAATATTTATGGCCTGGCTTCGAACGGTGGTGGAATCGCGACCTGGGCCATCATGGGTACAGTATCTTCCACTTTTACCACCATAACTGCCACCAATTTTGTGACTGCTGCTGTTGCAACGGGCACGACTCTGACAGGTAATACCTGGTCTGCAACTGGTACTAATGCTGCCATTGACCTAAACCTTACTCCCAAAGGAGCAGCTGGGGATGTCAATATCACAGCAGGAGACCTTGCTATCGCGGGAGGCAATCTTGAAGTTCCAGCTGGCACTGTAACAGGCGGGACAGGCGTTATTGCAACCACAGGAGGCGTCACGGCCACTGCTGGTGGAGTAACTGCTACTGCTGGAGGCGTCACGGCCACAGCAGGCGATATCACTGCTACGGCTGGTAATGTAATTATCGGGACTGCTGGAAGTGGGCTTGAGATCAAGGAAGGTGCCAATGCGAGAATGGGGCAGTCAGTCTTGGCTGCTGGAACCATTGTCGTTGTTAACACCTCTGTTACAGCCAATACACGCTCATTTATCTCTCGTGAGACTGTTGGTGCGGGAGCTCTTGGGAACCTAAGTGTCATAATGAATCCAGGTGTGGGTTTTACTATCAATTCAGATGCTGCGACCGACATTTCCACTATTAACTGGCTTCTCATTGAGAAAATCTAAAATAGGTGAGTTATGAATTCTCTTAGTACGAGACTATTTTATTCCCCAATGCAGACGCTTGATACATCTGGACTTTTAGGGGCCTATGCGCCCCTTGGTAATCCCATTCCCGATGCAGCTTCGATTATAAAGCTCGTTAATGGCAGCGACGTCCCAGTCACCATCTCAACTGATGGAACAACTGACATGGATATCTTGCCTGCTGGTTCATTCTATCTCTACGATCTGACGACAAATAAATCATTCGATGGGACAAGAGTAATTCCGGCTGGCACCCAATTCTATGTCAATGGTGTTGCTGGTTCTGGATTGGTCTATCTCGTGATTTTACATGCGGGGAATTAACAATGTCACAAGCTGGAACTTTAACAGCCGCTCCTCTCCCAGTTGTTCCCACAACCTATGTTGAAGACACAGGAGTTGCAACGCCAGCTCTTGGTTTGCTCAATGTAATAACGGGTGCCACTGATGGGATTGCTACTTCAGGAGCAGGAAATACAGTCACTATTTCCATGCGGAATAGGGTGTACGGCGTAGGCACAACCATCGGCGCAGTGACAGGCGCACCCGCGACTTTCGTGATGAGTGCCACGACAGGAGGATCGTATTGCTGGGACATCTCTGTCTCCGGATATGATCCAACTAATAATTTGGTTGCTTCTTACACATTGGTAGGTGCCACCAAAACTGACGGCGCAGGGAATGGCGCTTTAGTTCCCGGCCAACAACTCGATGAGTTTGAAGATGCAGGAATGGCTGCCGCGACTGCCGCGATTGCAGTTGTTGGCAACACTGTCAATTTCAATGTAACTGGTGTTGCTGCGCATACTATTAATTGGAAGGTAGTTGGTTTTTATACACTAATAAACTAGGAATAATATGGCTGGATTTTCTAATGATCCAACTACTGGTGAGTCTTTAGTAAATGCCCAGAATTGCGACTTCAGCGGAGCGGCGATAAAGACAAGCCAAATCACTACAGATGGCGAGTTGCTGATTGGTTCATCGGTTGCTCCCCGCATAAGGGGTGGGAGCTTAGCATCATCTGGGTCAACTATTACCATAACACCAGGCCATGGCACAATCAACTTAGAGGCAGCAGCAAGCATACCCAATTCTTTCACAGAAGATTCGGGATCTGCGACTCCTGCTGCAAATAATCTGGATGTGAAGGGTGCGACATCCTCTGGCGGTGCAGCAACCAACATTAATACCGTAGGTTCTGGACATCAGGTTTCTGTTTGTTTGAATAACAGTATCTCTCAGCCACATACAAATGCTGCCGCAACTACTGGTATGTATTCTCTTGGAGGAGTCCGATTTCTACATAATTATTCTTCAAATCAATTGAGTACTTTTGTAGGTAAAAACTCAGGTAATTTAACAAATACTGGACAAGAAAATTGCGGAATTGGAGCACAAAGCTTACTTCATTCAACCACAACAGAAGGCTGCAATGCAGTTGGTTATAACGCTCTTGCCGCCGTAACGACCGGAGTTTCAAACGATGCTCATGGATGGGGTTGCCTTGGCAATCTCTCGACAGGTCAACAAAATTGTGGATATGGGGACAGTTCGGCAGGTGGCCTTATTACGGGAAGTTACAATATTTCAATCGGATCAGAATCCGGCCATTCTTGGGACGGTGCTGAAAGTTCAAATATATGCATAGGCAATTCTGGTGTTGATGAAGAAAACAATACCATCAGAATTGGAACACAGGGTTCTGGCGCAGGCCAACAAAATACTTGCTTTATCGCAGGAATAGAGGGCGTAACGGCCGCAAATCCACAGTTAGTAACCATCAATCCCTCAACTGGCCAATTGGGTTCGCAGGAATTTTATGCAAAAATCCCGATAACATCTGCCCAATTGAAAGATATAGTTGCAAATCCAATAACTTTAGTTGCAGCACCCCCTGCTAATTCAATAATTAATGTTATTAAGATCGCTACTAGATTCAAATATGGCGGTAATAATGCCTTCACTTTAGGAGATAATGTTAATGCTATTATTGGATCAAGCTTGTTAACTGATATTATTATGCCTCAAACGAATATGCAAGGGACTGCAGACTCATTCTCAAATAATGATGGATACATTTTTTCCACAGCAGGACTAGGGGCAGTTTCCTCGGGAGTAATTGATGGACAGCCATTGACCGCAACTTGTTCTGCTGATTTTACCGGAAATGCAGCAGGCGACAATTCTCTCATCATAGAAGTCATTTACTGGGTATCCACCCTCACTTAAGGAGTTAGATGCCTTCGCCTGCCTTCCAACTCCTAGCCAGAAATCTCGCAACCTATCCCTACGTAAGAGCATTCGACCTTCTTGCTGGAGCAGGCACTACAATTACCTGGGCTCCCACAAGCGTAACGATTGGAACTGGTGGAGGGGGCGGTGTCACATGGACGCAGGTCGATAGTACGTCCAATCCAGTAACTCTAGTTCCTGGAAATGGCTATATTTGCAAGGGCCTGCTTCCTGTAGTGTTCATTCTACCTGCTTCTTCTGCCCAAGGAGACGTTTACAAGATCGCGGGGTACTCCAACCTATGGCAGGTCACGCAAAACGCTCTACAGTCAATTAATGAGGGAAATCAGACGTCCACGCCTGGCATATTTGGTTCTATTGCGGCCACTCAGATCAGAGATTGTGTGGAGATGTTGTGTGTCACGGCCAATACAGAATTTCAATTGATAGATAGTACTGGAAACATAACATTTATTTAGGATTAGTTCTATGGTTACAAATAACGCAATCAATCTTAATGCTACAGGAATTGCAAAATATGATGGGGCTGGGACTTTCAGTGCCATCACAACGACGATTCATCAACCTGTAGTTGGGGCTGCCGCCAATGGCCTGACTACTCTTGGTGCAATGACCAATGGCCAACTCATCATAGGCAGCACAGGTGCAGATCCTGCCCTCGCTGGCCTTACTGCTGGTACAGGGATAGGCATTGGGACAGGGGCGGGCACCATTACCATCAATGCCACAGGTGGTGGAATGACCTGGACTGTTGTGGCAGGCGACACAACTCTTGCTGTGAATAATGGATATGGGTCAAACAAAGCTGGTGCTATCGCATTCACTCTTCCTGCTTCTTCTGCTGTTGGAGACAGAATTTCGATCATCGGAATGCAGGGAAGTTGGAATATCGTTCAGGGCGCGGGTCAACAGATTCATATCTTTGGCTCTACTTCTGCATTAGGAGGAGGCGGTAGTCTGGCAAGTACGAATGCTGGCGATGCCATAACAATTGTGTGTCTTGTTGCTAATACAATCTGGTATACAGAATCTTGCGGTGGTAACATTACTGTAACCTAATTTTGAGGCTGAATGTCAACAAACAATGCAACCAATACTGGAATACTAGCTGTTACTGCTGATGTCAAGGCAGGGACAAGTTCTCGTCTCGTTGTCAACCCTGCTTCTCTTCAAGGCTACATGGCAGATCTACTTCAGACGGGGTTTGAGTCATGGGCGGCTGGTGGCCCATATTGGTCTGTTGCGGGCACTACATTGACACTGCTGGCGGGGGGCACTGGATACATACAGGGTAAGCTGATTACGTGGGCTGGCAGTCAAAATACAGGGGCTCTTGCCGCAGGTGCGACATACTATGTGTACATTGACAATACTGGAACTATTGGAACTACTTCATCCAGGACAGATGCTCTCTTCCAAAATGATATTGTTTTGTTCGAGGTTTTTGTTGATTCAACTCCAGTCACGCCTGTTGTCACCGTAGTCAAGGAAAACCATCCATATTCATTTCCCACCACTGATTCAAACTATCAACATGCCATTATCAATGCAGTAATTGCAAACTATAACAATGGCGCTAATATTGCCTTGAATGGCTCTGACTCACTTCAGATTAATGGAGATGATAAATTTGAGGATCATGGACTTTCTACAGCAATTCCAGATAGCGCAAGTAGCGCTGTAACCTGGAATTTCTGCTATACAAATGCAGGAGGAAAGTGGATTGTCTCCTCGAGTGGGACAACATTCCCTGCGACCTACAATAATGCTGGCACACTGACAGCTCTGGTTTCTGGCCATGCTGTATTTAGATTATATGTTTCAAAAGATAATCTAAATACCACAACCCCAACCTACTATGCCATCTATGACACCTCCAAATATACAACCCAGACATTGGCAAATAATGCCATTACTGCCGGGACTCCTGCTGCTCCAACTAATGAATTACTTCAAATAGAACTTGCACAGTTAGGATTTATAACAGTAAAGCAATCAACTACGTCAATTACTAGTGTTGTAATCCAAAAATCAACTGCAAGAGCACAAACAACAACTTCAGGAACAAACCAAGCCTCTCTTGTCACAACCAGCACTGGAACCTTCACTGGATGGTTGGGAGCTACTGATACAACAGTTCAGCAGGCCTTGAATGACCTGGATCAGGTATTGATTGGAGGGACGGCTGGACAGGTTGCGTTGAGTCAGGGAGCGGGTGCACAGCCAGTATATAAAACCCCCTCAGCCACAGTTGGGGGGAATCTGGCTGTCACGACAAATGCCACTACTCTTTCTTATGGCATCTCTGCTCCTGTCACCATAGCCAATGGCGGGACAAATGCTGTCTCAATGACCAACACTGATGGTGTTTGCTACTTCGATGGCAGTGCGATCAATACGACTGCCGTGGGATCTATTAATCAAATTCTCACATCCAATGGCGCTGGTGTTGCCCCCACTTTCCAGAATTTTACAGCCGCAGCCCTAAAAGTAAACATACAGGAATTTCACGCTAATGGTACCTATACTCCCACTTCTGGAATGCAGTATTGCATAGTCGAGGTTGTTGGTGGCGGTGGTGCTGGAGGAGGCGCTTCTGCTACAACTGGTTCGCAATATAGCATTGGGGGTGGAGGAGGTGCTGGTGGATATTCATGTGGATTCTTTAGCGCAGCAACCATTGGAGCATCTCAAAGCGTAACAGTACCAGCAGCAGCTACAGGTGTATCAGGAGGAACAGGAAATACAGGAGGAACGTGCAGTCTCGGTGCTCTTATACAGGCGACTGGTGGTAGCGGAGGGGTTTCTGCTTTGTCTGCTCCATTAACGGGATTTGCAGCTGGTGGCGGGAATGCTGGCGTTGGCTCTGGAGGAACAATAAATATATATGGGAATCCAGGTGGTGAGGCATATTTTTTCTTGAATGCTTGGAGTGTTTCAGGCATAGGTGGAAATTCAAATTTAGGGGGAGGTGCTCAAGCAAATTTTGGCGCTTCTGGTGTTGGAAATAATGCCAGTGGTTATGGAGGGGGAGGAGGCGGCGCCTATAATGGTACTAGTCAGGCAGCACGCGTAGGTGGCTCTGGAGGTGTGGGAGAGGCCAAAATTACTGAGTATATTCTAAGTTCCACGCAATTGACCTATCCTATTACTGTTCCTAATGGTGGGACGGGATTGACTTCAATTACAGCTGATGGAGTTCTGTATGGAAATGGTACTGCTGCGTGTGGTGTAACAGCTGTAGGCACGGCCAAATATCCACTCACATCCAATGGCGCTGGCAATGCGCCAACCTTCCAACAGACCGATCTGACAGCTGGAGTTACGGGAATCTTGCCAATTGCCAATGGTGGCACTGACGCCTCGAGCTTTAGCACATCAAATGGGGTGGTGAAGTTTGATGGAACGAGGCTCGTGTCTTCATCGGCTGCGACTTATAACGCAAGCAATGTTTTTAATAACACGGCCCAG